ACGCTCTTCCGATCTTGGATGTCGTGCCGTACCATAATTCAAAGGTTTATCGGTAACTTGCTTAGGCTTTGAACCTGTCATTGCTTTGCCTTTGTAAATGTAATTAGCATAGTCTAAATTCCATTCAATGTAAGTATTATCCATACTAGCATGAACTTCTCCGTTAGCCGCTAAGTCACCTGTTCTAAATGGCACATAAGGGTCAGACATTGATAAAAGTTTATCGGCCGCTGCTTCTTCCGCCTTTTTACCTTGTTGTAGCAAATTAAATAACGGTTCAATGTTAACCATAGTTTTAGCGTTCATTGCAAAACCACCTCCCAGTGATTAACTCCATCGTCCGAATATCCAGTTGTAATCGATTTAACAGTTGCATTGAAATCACTGTAACCATCTGTCCAATTCACTACATCGTTTGGATGAGGAAGTCTATCCAATGGATAGGAATTAACTGCGTCAATGAACAAAGTATAAGTTCCTTGTTCAGCAGTTACATCTCCACCTGTTCCCTCGGTCAGACTGACTAACGCATCATTACTATCCACTCGGCAGCATTGAATAATAAAAATACCATCCTCTGGATTAACATCTTGCCAATTATTAGCATTATTAATTGAATCATACGGAATAACCTTAACATCATGGATAAGCCAATCCTTCGGCATAGCTTCGTTAACCATATTCACCCGCTCCTCTGTAGAGCAATCCAGTAGAAGCGAGATATTCAATTGCTTGGCTGCTCACCATAGCTTTATTTTTATTCAAAGCAATGTGACTATAGTTCTTGGTCGTATTACCAATGTGGACGCTGGTCACTTGTCCATCGCCAGCTAGTTCATTAGTTGAACCAAGTTCATTAAAATATTCAATCTGGGCACATATTGAATTCTTAACATTAGTCCGATCACTATCGAGTGGCAAATCATCTAGTGTGTGATTATCAAAGTAGAAATCACAATACTTATTAACTTGCCTTTGAGCTTTAGCACTATATTGTTCAAATAGCGTATCATCCTTAATTTCAATGCCATGATAGTCATTATTGTAAAAACTCTTATCGACCACTAAATCCAACTCATCACCCCTATTCGCCGAGAATTGCACTATCAGCTTTACCCTCGCCTACTATGGGGCTTACGCTTTTGGGTCGTCTGGTGTGCTTTCACTCTTTTTATTAGCGCTGGTTGAACCGGACGGTTCTACCTTACGTTTCTTACTTGCTGTTACATTTTCGTCTGGTACTTCTGTAACGTTGTCCTCAATTACAGTTGCTCCATCGATACCTACTGGGTTAATAGCAAGAATCTTTGTATCATCATAAATAGCTACACCATAATAAGCATCGGCATTGATTTTAGTTGCTTTACGATCCATATCTCGACCTTTTTCAACTTCAACACCGCTCTTCAAGAAGGTGCGCATTGCTCCAGGCTTAACTGCTAGTCCCGAACCTTCTGGAACTTTACGAGCACGGACAATTTGCCAGCCTAATAGTTCCCCGAAAGTGCCTTTGATTAGCATTTGGTCACCTAAGTCAGTAGCACGAGTCCAGTTAATTGAAGCAGCTGCACGCAATTTTGTAACATCTTTAGGGTTTAAAAAAAGAACCCCCGTAGTATACGTTGATTCGTCCTCTGTTACACGTTCACTTTCATCACTACCAAACGCATCTTCAATTTTGTCAATCAAATCTAAGGTTGTCGTTGTAGCTTCCGTTAATTTCAAGCGAGCTTTCATCCCGGTGCCTAGAATATCGCTATCCATTTTGTCAGTGATTGATAACCCTAATTGGCTATTACCTTCACCGATTGGGTCTCCCAGTCCGCTCTTTACGGCTGTATCATAAATCCATGTACCAACACCGATTCGCTTGATTGTGAATGTGTCGGTTGCCGTCTCAAGATTACGGTAATCAATTGATTCGCCTTCTGCAAAATCAATTGCTGGACCAATATATTTGTAACGTGGGTAAGTTACGGTTGTACCTGCTGTCCCTTGTAAAGTTGTGTCAACTGGAGCGATGGGTGCAAAGCGTAACATGTTAGGTAGCTTTGCAGAAATCATGCTTGCCATAACTTGTGGGTCAATTAAATTGTCTAATGGAGTTGGATCTGTTGCTGTTGCCATATGTGTTCCTCCTAATTATTAGCTGTTTGTTCAACAGCTGCTTGATATGTGTCTGGGTCGTTAGTCTTTAATTCATACGCTTCCTTGTAACTCATCTTTGAGATATCCGGAATATCTCCCGTAGCATTAGTACGGTTACCAGTAGCCGTTGCATGCGAACTAGGACCCGTTGGATTGCCTGTGTCAGTATTAAATAGATAATCATGGTCAGCTTTAATGGACTTGATTTGTTCATCAATACCTTTAATTTTGCCATCTTCAATCTTGATAGTATCTTTGTCAATGAATGGCATAACTGTTTTGGCATCACGAACATTTGCATCTCGTAAAGCCAACTCAATCGCATTATCTGTTTTTAACTGATTCAATTCAGATTGATGTGACTTCTCACTCTCTTTCAGCTTCGATTGCAAGTCAGCAATTTGGCTTTGGGCTTCTTCATTATCACCAAGTGACTTTTTAAGGTTCTTAACTTCCTTTTCGTAGTCTGTCACTTGTGATTTGGCAGAATCGCGTTCTTGTTCTGCTTCCTTAACCTTATTATTGGCGTTTTGCATATCTTTGGCGTGAAGAATCATGATCTGTTTAGCAATATCTTCACTTACACCTAAATCTAAAATTGATTTCTTTTCCATTACTCAAACCTCCTACGAATTTTTACTGAGTTACGCCTCAGATTAATTTTGAGTATAAAAAATAAGCCTTTTAATGACGTGCTTAGGTCAAATAATGTTTTTTTCACGGTCTCTCTGTCTTCTTAGACCGGTATTGTTAGTTAGGCTACGTAAACAAACTTGTTGATGCCTTAATTTACGTTGGTAATGATCTAACATTCCATCATCAGCGTTCTTAGATATTCGGATATGTCTTTTGGTCTTACGAATATCACGTTCATATTCACGTTGCTTTTGTGTGTATTTGTACATACGTTCGTTATCTTTATCATTGATATTTGCCGGATGATATACATCACCATTATTAGCAACTGGTAATAAATGGTGGTGACAATTAATACCTAATATTCCAGCTGCTTTACCATAACTTGTTGAATAGAATGAGGGATATCTAGGGTCATTATCAAACATTGAGTATCGTTTACCTTGATATGGTGCGCACAACGGACGTGCACCAACGTGTGCGCTGATATCCACATACTTGCCATTGTCTATAACACGAGCGAGCGTCTCTTCATTTGCTAACTTATTGGCTTGTGACTGAACCACCGTACGCACGTAAGTTTCTGGACTCCAACGTTTTCCAGCATCATCAATTAAAGCTGGTATACCATTATCGGCCCATTGATGTAATGCCTTGCTAACGGCTTGTACTTTAGTTTTATTGCCTAATCTAAACTCGTTAGTAGCAGAAGTTAGGATTTGGCGTGCAATATTAGCAGAGTTTCTAGCCATATTACGATTAACTAAACGCATATATTTATCTGTTTCTTTCAAACGCTTATCTCTGGAACGTCCAAGGCTACTAACCAAATACCCATTTTGTCGCCTGAACCATTCACTAATAGGTTTAATATTATCTTCTTCAGCTCTAATAATATTACCGTGAACGTGATTTTTTAGTTCTCTACTGTATTTAATCAAACCTTCAACATAATTAACTATATCGGATGAATTATCGCTTAAATCGTCATTATTTGCGTTCTGTGTAAACGAATCAATAATATGATTAATTACTTTCTGCTCCATTTCGATGTACTGGTCAACTATATCTTCTGAATAGCGATCTAATTCCCATGGGTTAAGTGTCATTCTTCACCACCAGCTATGTCTTCCATGTCACCTTGACCAGGCTCCTCGCTTTGTAACTGTTCCAGATAACTATTAGCTTCATCATCCGTTAAATTAAAGGCTTGACGAATAGCTTCTAACCTTGGCATCAATGGTTTGTTCCCAGTGGCTTGCATGTAGTAGGCAAGGTTCTCATTACGATTTTGAGCAATAGAATCATCAAAGTTAACAGACACGTCTATATCTGTGCTGTCTATATATTCTTTATGATCGTAGCCAATATCTATAATCAAATGAACAAGCTGTATCAAAGCTTCCTCAATTAACGTTTCGTGGTCGTTCTTAGCATGATATGTTTCACTGTTCTGGCTAATAACTTCGGTTGCTGTTTGAACTCCGTCTTCGTCCATTGTGAATGCTCCCGGACTAAGACCAATTTGTGCAGCATATACTCTAAGCACACCGTTCAATGCAGAGATGATATCTTCTTGTCGTAGTTCCAAAGTAATATCTTCTGGCTTAGCCGGTGCACTGTTTGTATCGTATTTAAATACCTTATAGACCTCTTCCTCCATATCAACAGAGTAAGAAATCTTGCCAGTTAATGGATCTACGACACGTTTGAGCATACTTTCTGGAACCGTAATACGCCGTTTACCCATTCTGAACTCTTGAAACAACGTTTCATAGATTTCATCTAGTGTTCTTAGCGTGTCAATTGCATTGGCATACGGTGGAATACCGATCGGACTAGCCATATCTTTATTATTTGCAATGTTAGGTTTTAAGTAAATGAATGGGGCTCTTGAATAGTTATTAAACTCCCATGATTGCGATAAATCTGGATAAACAGTGCTTAGCGGAACTCGTGAACCAACTTGGTTTGCGTCTGTTGACTGATAAAGCTGGTTAGTAACTATATAATCGCCATTGCTATTTACTTTCTTCTCGTACCAAGTGAATAAGGTGTAATACTTTCCATTCTGAGTTGATGTAGTAACGATTGCAGCTTCACTTACTCCTGACGAATCGGTACTAATTGGATAGAACGAATCAGCAGTCGCAAAGTTGATTTTTAATCCATCATTCCACTGTGGAAGAATAACAATGCCACCAACTCCAAACATGTACTCAAGCCAGCGTGGAAACGTCTCATTAAATCGATTATTTTT